AACGAAATGACTGCTTACAATAACAGGAGTAAACAACAATGAAGTATTTACCAAAATTAGATGTTAACTTAGTTGGTAACATCGTGGTAGCATTAATTATTGTTAAAGTGTTAGCAAAACTTTTAGGATAAGCATCAAGGGTTGGTGGACCCCCAAAACCACCAATATTTTTATCGACTCTTTTGAAAAAAAACTATAGAATACAGATATATAATATAGTAGTATGACTTTAACATTAAATGACTGATCGGAGATAGTAGTTCATGAAATTAAACGCACCCCCAAAGAAAAAAGAAATGAGTAAGTTGCAACAGCAATTATTCAACAACAATCCACTTTTTATCAATAAACCCCAAGACAAAAAACCACCGCATATTTTTATTGCTACTCCCATGTTTGGTGGTAGTGCTAATTACATGTACATGATCAGCCTGATCAATCTCTTGACCAAGTTGGGTCAGGCAGGTATTCCCAGCATGTTTGAGATTGCAGCCAATGAGAGTTTAATCACCAAGGCTCGTAACATTCTGGTAGAAGGGTTCCTAAAATCTTCTGCTACTCATATGTTATTCCTGGATGCCGATCTGGGCTTTGATGCCGACGATGTACTTCGCATGATTCAATCAGATAAAGATCTCATCGGCGGTCAGTATGCTAAAAAGAAAATTAACTGGGATGTAGTTAAGCGTGTAGTTCAGGGTGTTCCTGATATTCCACCTGCTCATGTTAATGCAGTCATTGCTGAAAGTACTTTCAGACCCATTGGTGATACCATGAGCTTTGACATCAACCAACCAGTTGAAGTAGAAAGCATTGCTACTGGTATGATGCTGATCAAGCGTGAAGTATTCGAAGGCATGATTGAAAAACTAGGCGATGAAATTAACATCATCTCTGGTGGTTCAGAAACCATGGATCCCAAGACCATGACTCGTGTTACAGATGCACATCGCAGAGCTTATTCATTCTTTGACGTAAGCATTGATCCAGTAAGTCGTGCATATACCAGCGAAGACTTTACCTTCTGTAAACGCTTCAGACAAATTGGTGGCAAAGTTTGGTTAGCTCCCTGGACTCGTACAGTTCACGTAGGTACTTATGAATATGTTTGTGATCTGGGTGCTGTAGCTAAATATACACAACAGATGATGGATCATAGTCCAGCTGCTAGTAGCACACCATTCCCTCAGAGTCCAGCTGGTGCAGAAATTAAACCAGTACAGGTTCCAGCATAATGGCCGGAATCAAGGACAAGGTTAATGCAGGTCAGGACATCATGGGCCTCAAGCTCATGGGTCCAGACGGCCAGGTCAAGGATAATCGTCTGGTAGACGAAGAGTCTGAAGTCGTGCTGACCAATGAATTCTTAATCAGTCGAGAGTTCACCAGCAGCAACGACTTCAGCACCTGGGTAGACAACTATCATGTGCAGACTCGCATTCCACGCATGGACATCATCATTGACTATTGTCAGAGTCGAGACATAGACATTGAATCAGTTGCACCGCTAATCAATCGTGTACTAAAAGAAAAAATCCGAGTTGAAGCCGAAGAAGCTAAACTCATGAAACCCACGGGCAGATTACCATTATAGCAATGTCGGAATTCGATGCCTATAAGATGTATCTGGCACTCAAGGCTCATTTCCAGACTGAAAACTATGATGTGTTCAAAATGAAAGGACGCATCAGTGCCAGTCGCAAGAGCTTTGATGGTGCAGGTAAAGAGTTGGCATTTCGTCGATTAGTCAAGCTGTACAAGGACGAGGAAGTCTGTAATTTCATGGTGGCTAACTTCATCACAGGTAATCGCTGGGGTGGCGTATTTGATGTAGCAGCTGCGCGTGAATACGCAGACTGGCAACGTCGTCAGCAAAGCCTGCGTTATATATTTGAACAGGATCTCCGACAATTATATGACGAGGCTGCTGATCATGAGGTAACTGATATCTTTGCTCATGAAGCTGGTCAGCATCCACTGGTACTGAAATCCTATCTGAGACGCAGCATTACTCCAGAAACTCTGATCATATTAAACAAGTTAACTGGGTTTGCCGCAGACATAGATCTGGATACCGATCCAGTCTGGCCAGACATACATAGACTCATAGTTAAATATGCTCCGTTCCTAAAAATCAAACTCGAACCCTATCAGGAAATATATCATGGCTTTAAATGAAATAGAAGAACAAATCAGTCTGGAACGCATTCGTCAGCTAGAAGAAGCAGTCATGGTCCTGAGCTCAGACATACAGCACATCAGTCAGGCTGTGAGAGATTGTCAGAACATGATAGTTAAAATAGCAACCAATCAGCAGCAAATGGCCGAAAGAGTCAGCATGTGGCCCTATGTTAAAGTTGAATCAAAGCAAAAACCTAAACCCAAACCTAAACCACCAGCTGGTGATATATATTGACATCAGCAATGATTTATTATATAATGTCTTTGATGAGTAGTAATTCGTCATGGTAATACCAAAACTAAAAATACAATTTATACAACGCACATAAGGAGTAATACAAATGGCTTTTAATAGCTTATCCGATCTAAGAAATAGTCGTGGCAATTTTGATTCATTAATGAAAGAAGTTGAGAAGATTGCCAATCCTCAAACCTCAGATAGCCGAGACGATGAACGTTTCTGGCAACCTGAAGTCGATAAAGCCGGCAATGGCTTTGCAGTAATTCGTTTTCTTCCTGCACCTAAAGGTGAAGAAATGCCCTGGGCAAGAATCTGGAGTCATGGATTCCAAGGTCCAACTGGTAAGTGGTATATTGAGAATTCACTAACCACCATCGGTAAACCTGACCCAGTGTCTGAAATGAACAACGAACTTTGGAACTCAGGTTCTGAAGCCAACAAAGAAATTGCTCGTAAACAAAAACGTCGCTTAAATTATACCTGTAACGTTCTAGTCATACAGGATCCTGCACATCCAGAAAACGAAGGCAAAGTTAAATTATTTAAATTTGGCAAACGCATCTTTGACAAGATCAAAGATGTCATGCAACCTCAGTTTCAGGATGAAGAACCAGTTAATCCGTTTGATTTTTGGAAAGGTGCTAACTTCAAATTAAAGATTCGTAAAGTTGAAGGTTATCGCAACTATGACAAATCAGAGTTTGAAAGCATTGCGCCTTTGAACGCGGATGATGCAGAAATTGAAAAAGTTTGGACACAACAACACAGCCTGGTAGATTTTTCAGATGCTCGTCATTTCAAATCATATGAAGAGCTCAAGAAGAAATTAGATGCTGTGCTTAGTGGTGTTCCAGCAGCAGTACGACATGCTGAAGAAGTTGACCTGGCAACACCAGCTGCAGTTAAACCTGCGGCAGCTGCTAGACCAGCTCCACAGCCTGAAGAGGATGATGACAGTAGCCTAAGTTACTTTGCTAACCTAGCTGCGGAAGATTAAAACGTCCCTTAAAGAAGGATGTTTTGAAGGGGCTTCGGCCCCTTTTTTTATAGTGGCATCATGCCACGGAACATGTGACGCTCAAACGCACTTTCGTTTGGTCTAATGCTTGGTCCCGGAGCAAATATTGGTGGAGAAGTTGTAACTGATGGTGGAGCAGCTGCAATGTTATTAATTATGGTTGGGTTACTACCAAACTGAGACTGAAGATTTTGGTTTTCACTTTGCAAATCCTGAACCTGTCTACTAAGCATAGGTCTTGGTTTAACTTCAGCAGGCGCAGAACCACTGCTAAAAGAAGTTCCGTTAGGGTTTGTATCAAATAAATTAGTACGATTTTTTACACCCTCAATTAGACCGTAACCTGCACCCAAAGCACCTCCAACAACTGCGCCGCCTGGGCCAAGAATACTTCCTAACATGGCACCAGTGCCAGCATAACCTGCAACATCTGCAGCTATGCCCACACCAGCCCCAATATTTTCATGTCCATGTTCAGCCAACTGATCAGCAGCAACATTACCTAAAATATTAGTAGCTATTCCAGCAATACCTAATTTACCACCTAATTTTAAATTTTGTCCTATTCTTTGTTTTAGTGTTGGTTTAGCCGAGGGCCCTTTTTTGGAACCTGGTCCTGTTTTATCGTTACCACCCCCAGCACTTGGACCCCCTGGGCTACCTGGAATGTCTGGCAGGCCCGGTAAATTTTTAATGCCCATGGCAGCTGCTAATGAACCAATGGCTGCACCTAAAACACGACCTAAGCCTTCTATGGCTCGACCAATGCCCTCGGCTATACCACCTATGGCTGTACCTATGCCCTGTATGGCTGCACCTATGCCACTGCTACCCGAACCAACTGATTTAGTTTCAGCAGTTCCAGCAGTAGTAGCGCTTTCATTTACAGCATAATTTTCTGGGCTCAGTGTTGGAACAAATGTATTTTTAGTTGATGCTGATGCCGGAGCAGGTGGTATCATGCTAGCCATGCGAGCCTTAGCTCCGGTATTAGCAGTACCAGCCAGGCGACGATTTAGGGCATCTATGCTTCTGCGTAATCCTATACTATCAGTATGATTAGCAGTCTGTAATTTTTTTAGAGTGTCTTCTAACTCATGAAATATTGTTTTCTGTTCTTCGGTGGCGTCTTTTAATAACTCTTCGCGTTTGCGAGTCTGATTAACGAAATCTTCAAAGATCTGGGCACCACTCTTAGCGCCAGCAGAAGTAGCTGCTCCAGATAGAGCATCTACCAGATCTTTAAATTGATCTGGGTTAAGTCTAACCAGAGCTTCTTCCTTTTGATCTAGTCTTTGCTGACCAGCAATTAGATCTTTTAATTTAATGGCCATTATTCAGCGTATCTTGCATTAGGTGTTGGTTCATCTGCAGGTGTGGCTGCTGCCTGTGTCCAGGTATCGGTAGTTTTGGTTCCCAGCGATGCTCCACCATTGGGATCAATACCTTTATTAATCATGGCTTCTTTTTCCTTGCCACGAGTCCAGGCAGCTATGCCTAAAATACCACCCATGGCCAAATGATATAGTCCGCCGCCCTGTAAGGTCAGGGGCGTCCATGAGGTCACAGCCTGACCTGGATTCCAATATTGTAGGATGTTAAAAATAATTGGTCCTACTATAAAATCAAACCAAATTGTAGCCATGTATGTAATAGCCATCATAGGACGCCATTTTTTGGTCATCCAATCTTCTGTAGATAGTGCTGGTTTAGTTGCCATTTTAAGTTCCTTTCTGTTGTTGTAAACGCTGGTTCTCTTCCTTGAGATAATTAACCAACAACATAATATAAATTTCCCTCTCCCACGGCATCATATTTTCTAACTCTGTTAAACTATACTTATGAAACTGCATCAGATTAAAGTTAGTCTGATAATAGTTCAGAAGTGTCTCGTGTGAAAGGATTAACCGAAAAAACTTTGCAAACCCTCCAGGGCTGCGGTATTATCTGATTCACATTTGATACACTTAAAACTAATTTCATGTCTAAGCTTAGGTAAAGTAATAAAAAACTTTTCTAGTTTACTAAAATTACCTGGACTTAAATTCTCTACAAATTCAATCAAATCAGCTGGACTATAATCCAGAGCTGAGTACATGTCATCATCTTTCCAAATAGTATTAATACACTTGGCAATTAAACCAATGATCTGATCTGCATCAGGGTTAGTAACACCTCTGAGACTGGTTAGACTTTCCAGATCTGGATCTGTTAATGTTACCAATAATCCATGCCCTAGATCAACTTTATGATCATGATCCGGATATTTTTTAACTTCAACTGTGGTTAGATCTAATTGAGCATCCTGTTTATTACCACATTCACCACAGGTTAAAACCAGATCTATGTTCTCACCCACGCTGTTGGCTCGGAGTTTTAAAAATAAAAACTCTAGATCATAGGCTGGTAATTTACGTACATCTAGTTTGTTAAATGTACATTCAAACACCAGATCAATGACTGCCTGTGTTTGTTGTTCTAATCCTGCGTTTTGTGCAATTAATAATTGCTTTTGCTCTCGGACCAAAAATGGTCGGTATTTTATGACTTCACCAGTACTAGGTAATTCTGTAGAATAAACCGGCACGTCAATTTTGGGTAATGCCATGACAACTCCTATTTAACTAAAAAGTATGAATCTGCTCCATAACCAGGTTGTAATAAGTTCTGCGCCTGTTGTTGTGCAGATTGCTGAGCGGTTGGGTTATTATTAAAATAATTTATGTTACCATTCTGAATATTTAAAAGACCACCCAGAATGTTATTTTTTGTATTGGCTGGAGCAGTTTGTTGGCCTATGCCAATTCTATACCAGCGACGATAATTAAATGTAACATTTAACTTATGAACTGAATTAGCCAGTCCAGAATCTAGCTGTAAAGGATTTACCACCACAGGAAAAATGTCTTCTAATTTTACTGCATAGACTACATTATCAGCTTCGTCTAACTGACGAATTTCCATGGAAGTTAAATATCTAGCCTGATAGGCTGTTGTATAGTTTGTATGATTAACTATACCATCTACCCAGCTATCAAAATAGTTTTTTACATTCATTTCGCGATCTACCAGGAATTGCATGCCTAGATTATCGCCACCGTAATCAACTCCAACTGGATGGAAACTGGGCGGACCAAATATCTGTTGTCGGCTGGTGATAAGTCTGGTCATGGGCAACATGGCCTGATCACACATTAAACTAACTGTTTTACCCCAGGCTGGATTGTTTATACAGCGTGGATTTGAAATGCTGACTTCAAATCTGCAGGGTTTGGCAACACCACTCTTTACCTGACTGATAAAGTCATTAAGTTTAAACTGAGCATTACCTGGTGCCTGTTGTACATTACCAAATCCAGATACTGCATTTATGATGTCCATTAGAGCCATTATAGCATCCTACGTGAATTTTTATATACCTGTTCTTTGGATGCACCTGTAAACTGTTCTATGGGCATCATGGCTGCGGCCAACCATTGGTCATTGGGTATGTCTAAAAACTGTGACTTTACCTGAGCACTTAAATAATGTTTCACACAGGCACTGACACCTGAATATTTACTACTGCCATTAAGTATGCTCCAGCTTACCTGAGCTCGGCTCTGTGGATCTTCAATGTCTGTGACCAAATCCATGAGTGCTCCCATGAGTTTGAATCTCAGTCCATAGGGCAGATAATGCAGGTTTATGCCCAGGAATCCTCCAGGTGCGTCAGCAAATGGTAGTACCAGAGGTAGTGTATCATAATAGGGCAACTTGTCTTTGTGTTTAGGATCGTATTTAAACAGATACAAACCACCAGGAACTATGCTGGCCTGCCCCTGTTTAAGAGCAGCATTAACTCCAGTGTTGATGTTTTTCAGATTCTGTACCTGTTTCTGATACCAGGCCTGACTGCGTCTCACACTCTGTGGATCTACTCTAAGTTGCTGAAAAGGATTTGCCATTGTTTATTTATCTAATCCCAGCTCTTTTTCTGTGATAATCTCAAATTTCCAGCCACGATCTTCACAGAAGTTCTGGGCGGCTTTCCATTTAGCCTGATTCACACCCCAGGTATAGACTTCCTGCACAAACTGTCGAGTGCGACGCTTGGGGATGTCTGGTGGCTGAGTGAATTTAAGAGGTTTGATCTCTATGAGATATTTCTTGGTGCGTCCAGAGCTTTCCTGAATCTTCATGTAAAAATCCACAAAGTATCTGTGTACTTTTCCATCGACCGGTGATAAATAAGGTATGACGACTTCTTCGCTTCCCCATTCCAAAACATTGGTATTGTTATCACAATACTTCATGAACTTAAACTCCCACATGCTGCGATATATCACATTGGTGGGGTTGCCAGTATATTTGGCTGGATTTAAAACTCGATATCGACCTTTATAAACATTATTAGAATACATGATAAATAACTTATTAACTAGTATTACTTATTTATAGGACCAGCACATGGCTGACAATAAAACAGCAGGTGGATATGACCCAGTTAATATGGGGTCAGTAGATTCCTCTCAACAAATTTATCCAAATTTTGGGCTAAAGAAACCGCAACCGCGTGCAGAGGAATCAAAAAGTTTTAGTAATGACGATCTAAAACCCAGATATTTTAACAATGCTGGTGGCAGTGCTGGTGGATTAAATTACAATGTTAATATAACTTCGTATCCTGAAAAAACAGGTGCTACTGCAGATCTGCAACATCACATAGTGTTTTTTATTAACATTCGTGGTGCCAGTAAATATAAGAATAAAACACAATCCGTCCCAGTTTCCATAGGCGGAGCTAATACATTATCATCTGGGGGTAAAGTTAATGCTGGTGTTGCTGGCATTGGGGCTGCAGTTGGAGTTGGAGCAGCAGCTTTAGCAGGGAAAGCATTTGAAGCAGTAAGTAAAGGTGCAGCCAAAACAATTGTTGTAGGACTAGGTGCCGTAGGCGGTGCCATAGGTTCAGTAAGTGTAAATGAGGCTCTAAATATTTTTAAACCCGATCAGAGTCGCAGAATTAGTAAAGCCATAATGTTGGCTATATCTTCTGCACCCGAAGCCAAATATGGTGTAACCTATGAGGGAGCAGAATTAGGTAGTTTAGTTGGCTATTTGGCGCGTGGAGCAGGTGCAACCGATCTAATGAAGGGTCAGCCTACCAGGGAATTAGCCATGATTGCAGCCATGACAGTAGCTCAGTTGCCTGGAGCAGTTGCTGATTTATTTGGTGGTAAACTAGGATTTGCCGAAGCTATCCAGGCTGGAACTGCTCAGGCACCAAATCCATTCCGCGAACAAATTTTCCGTAATGTTCAAAATCGTGAGTTTATGTTCAAGTATAAATTCTTACCTCGAACCGAAACTGAGGCTCGTAATGTACGACAAATTATTCAGGAATTTAAGCTGCATATGCATCCTGAAATTAGTTCAGGTGGTAATTTTTACATATACCCTAGTACCTTTGACATAGCCTATTATTTTAACAGTAGTGAAAATACCAACTTAAACAAAATTTCTACCTGTGTTCTAGAAGATCTGGCAGTTGACTATGGTGGTCAGGGGTTCAATACCTTTGATGATGGTATGCCTACCGAAATTAATCTTAGTCTTAAGTTCAGAGAGCTGGAAGTACTAACTCGCGAACGCATAGAAAAAGGATATTAACATGTACTTTGAAAAATTCCCAAAGATTGTTTATAGTCTTGATGGTGGTGTTTCAGGATTTCCGGTTACTGATATCTTTCGCAGAGTCAGAGCTCAGACCCAAGAGCTATTAACTGCAGCAGCCTATGATGAATATGATATCAAAGATGGTGAAACCCCAGAAATTATTGCTCATAAGTTTTATGGTAATTCAGATCTACACTGGGTTATACTAATAGCCAATGACATCATTGATCCACGCTGGGAATGGCCTCTAACATCTGCACAGTTAAAAAATTATATTACTGACAAATATGGTACAGGTAACGAATATGCTCTAAAATATTACGTCACCAACGATGCTTATGAAGATGTAGTTCATAGCAGCTATGCCGGAAGCAAATTATCAGTCAACAATACTGATTATGAGGATCAAATCAATGAAGCTAAACGCAAAATTAAAATAGTTAAAGCACAATTTTTACCAAATTTTATCAATGATTTCAATGGGGTTTTATTAGATGGCGAATAGTGATGGCGTACGCAAAGCCGGTGACATTGACTTACAGCAAGTAACTTTAATTACTGCTGGTGGTCAGGAGTTTGATTTAACTGCAGGTTACATAGGTGAATTAAACTTATTTGAAGATATCTATGCTCAGGGATTGTATGGCAATATTCTCATAGTAGATGCCCTGAATCTATCTACAGCACTAGGACTAACCGGCGACGAATATGTTCGTTTAAAATTAGTTACTCCAACCCAGACCAGTTATATCTGGAAAACATTTAAAATTTACAGCATAACCGATAAAATTTTTATCAGTGATACTGGTAAACAGACTTTTATCATGCACTTTTGCAGCCCCGAAGTATTTGTTGATGCTCTTAGTCCGGTGTATAAAACATTTAAAAAAGCCAAGGTTCATGAACATGCTAAAAAGGTGTTTGAAAACTATCTGGCTTTAAGCAGAATAGGTACTGGAGCTTATACTCCCATGATCATAGTACCCGAAACAACTAACGACATACAATTCACCAGTCCGGGTTGGCATCCAGGCAAGATATTAAACTGGTTAGCCAGCAAAGCTCAGGGCAATGGATTTGTAGGACCTAATTTTTTATTCTATGAAAGCAACAAGGCTTATTATTTTGCCAACACCGAGGCTCTGATTAAAAGTGCCACAGATAGTAAACAATACTATCAGGACTATTATGTCATGGCCAGCAAAATTACTGGCAACTACGGAAATGAATCCGACGCCTATTTTGATGACATAGATCGTCAGTATAAACAGGTCATGGATATGCGGGTCATAGAAACCTATAATGGTTTAAAAAATACTCAGAATGGTTATCTGGCCAACAGAATGTATACTTTTGACGTAGTAAATAAAAAGCGAACCATCTATGATTATGATCATGTTAGTTCCTGGAATCAATACAAACACATGGGTAATAAACCACCGTTTCCAACTGAAGGCAGCGCAAGTCTTAGATCACCAGCTGGATTTAATCAAATCTATATGCAACATGACCAATTATATACTGGAGTTAAAAATAACGTTGGGGAACAGGCTGGCCAGGTAACTACTCGCAGAACCAGCACCATGGCAGAATTAACCAACTTTAAACTGGAAATTACTGTACCAGGTCGTACAGACGCTGAGATTGGCAGCATAGTAAATTTTCATTTTCCCAATGCCAGTCCTAAAAATTTAACAGATAAATCTTTATCTAATGATGATGCCTTATATTCAGGTTTATATTTAATTTCTGCTATTAGGCATCAGATAACACCCCTGAGTCATACCATGGTACTAGAATTAGTTCGTGACTCATTACAGGATACTAAATAATCATGATAGACAATTTATTTGCCCGAGATGGGTTTTATTGGTGGGTTGGCGTAGTAGAGGATAGAAAAGACCCGCTTAAACTAGGTAGATGTCGAGTTAGAATTCTAGGTTATCACATAGATAACAAACGAGAATTATCCACTGAAGATTTACCCTGGGCCATGCCCATGCAACCTATTACCAGTGCAGCTAATTCTGGTAAAGGTCAGACACCTTTGGGCCCGCTGGAAGGAACCTGGGTCATAGGATTCTTTGCTGATGGCAAGGATTGTCAGCAGCCCATAATGATGGGAACCATGGGTGGTATTCCTGAGCCGTCAGTAGCCTGTGGTAATCAACAAAGTAATTTAGACAACAGTGCTAACGCTCAACGAGACACTGCAGGAAACATTATCTATGATAGCAATGGTAATTCTCAACCAGTATTACCAGCCGATGCCAGCCCTGAATCAACTGTAAGTAACAGCATAACATCCACACTGCCTCCGCTGACTCAGGCCGAAATTCAAAAGCTCATGGATGATATTGCCTATAGAGAAAGCAGTAGCATAGCCGGAGGTGTTCAGAATTACAGCACCGTAAATAGTCAGGGCTATGTTGGCAAATATCAGTTTGGTGCTGCAGCATTAATCACCAATGGTTACCTAAAACCAGTGCTGGGTCCTAATGCAAAAGTTAGTAATGCTTTATTAAATGACAGCCGAAACTGGACCGGCAAAGGTGATGTAAATAATCTAGACGATTTTCTTGCTAACAGAAATAATGTTCAGGAAACTGTTATGTTTGAGAACATTAATTTTAACTACAATCAGTTAAAAAATCTAGGTGCTGTAGATGCCAGTACAGGCAACAATTATGAAACCGCTGGTTATCTGGCAGCTGCACACATAGCCGGAGCCGGCGGTGCCAATCAATTACGATTGGGCAAGGATCCTGCAGACATTCTGGGAACCCGAGCTAGTGATTATTATGCCTTAGGTTCACAGAGCATAGGAGGAGCTGGAACCAAACCCGTGGCTGCTGCCAATCGCAATACAACTACTGCATCATTAAATTCTGGTCTGCAACTAATAAAAACTGCGTTTGGTGCTTTAAATAATCCAAAACTGGGTCAGCCAGATGCCTATGCAGATCCCAATGGTGTATATCCAACCTGTCCGTATACGCAGAGGCAGGATACCAACAAATTAGCCACTAACAATGACGATCTAAAAGCTACTCCTAAACCCGAAAAAGAAAAAACTCGCATTGAAGACGTAGCTACTGCAAACGATGCCGATGGAAGCTGGAGTGAACCACCCAGTGCTTTTGCTGCTAAGTATCCATATAATCATGTTAGGGAAACTGAATCAGGACACGTAGTTGAGTTTGATGATACACCTAATGCCGAACGCATACACATCTATCATAGAACCGGAACCTATGTTGAAATTGATCGAGAAGGTTCAGTCAGCTATAAAGTCAAAGGTGAAAACTACAACATCTTTGCTCGCAATAATCGAGTATATACCCAGGGTAATTATGACGTTACCGTAGATGGTGCCAAAACATTATTAGTTAAAAACACTCTGGATGTTGAAGTAGTTGGTAAGACCACCATTAACCTAAAAGACGATGCCGACATCAATGTCAGCAAAGACCTGCGCATCAAGGCTCAGAACATCTACATGGAAGCACAACAGGACATTAACATAACTGCGGGCAACTATGAAAATCACAAGGTAGGCGGTGACCTAAACTTTAGAGTTACAGGCGATGAACAACATCGAGCTTCTGGCAGCATTGACATGGATGCTCAGGATATAAATTTAAATTCAGGCACAGCTAATCCATATACTGCTACAACTACTGCGTTGAGCAATGGCGATTTGGGCAATGTAACTGCGCAGGGATTTGCAGCCACGGGATTAAATCCTTTGCCAACTGACATAGCCAATCCAGGCAACAGTTATGGTAAAGGATTTAGTGGATTATTGGGTGGTTTTTCTGGTGGTGGTCTAGGTTTATTGGGCAATGCTCTGAGCAATCCGGCCATAGCCAATGCTGTAGCTGGATTCAGTCAGGCAGGTAATTTAATAGGATCAGGTGCACTGCAATCTACTCTGGGCAGTTTAGGTGGCGGCGGCATAGGTAGTTTATTAAAAATTGGTGGTGTCGATGGACTTAATTCAGTATTAAGTTCAGCAGGACTAAGTCAAAGCTTTACGGACATCATAGGCAATGCAGCAGCCAATCCGGCCATACGTGATGCTATAACTGGGTTTAGTACTGCTTTGGATGCCATAGGCGGATTGGGTAATTTAAACAGCTACATAGATATCAACGGTCTGGGCGGATTGAATTCAGTTTTAACCAGTTATGGTCTACCCAATGCAGAAAAATTAGTAGCCAATGCTGGATTAGACTTAAACAGTCTTATTAACAGAGCAGTTAGTCCAGCACAACTGAGCATACTAAATGCTCTTAAAACTTCTGATCTTATAGATCAAAGGGCTCTGGCAGCTGGCGAAGCACTCATAGTTGATTTTTATAAGAATGGTGTAGCCAACATAGATACAGCCCTACCAGCTCAGGTTCTGGGTGCAGCAGTTGATGCAACTGAATTTGCAGGCTGGACTGATTTTCCAGCTGCTGCACAGTTAAGCAAATACTATACCCTGGGCGATCTTAGTTCTAAGGTATTGGATACCAATGCACAATTTGACATACAGGATCAGGGCGACTTGACTCGCTATGACATCATCAGCAACATGAAGGCACTGTCGGCTAATACCCTGGATGCCATACGTGAACAGTATCCCAATGTGGTAATCAGTGATGGATTTAAACCATCAAATAGTTACCTGGCCAGTCTGGATGAAAATAATGCCTACAAAGATCTCATAGCAACCATACAGTTAAATGCTACAGATCCAGATATTGTGCAGGCACAGATAGACACTCTTACTCCTTATCAGGCCGGTCAGGCTGTAAACCTGCATTTTACTGGAGCCAGTGTAAGTGATTACTATAGCATAGCTCAGTGGATTAAAAATAATGTTCCCTATGATCAACTAAGATTAGAATATACTACCTTTGGTAGTCAGGAACCCTGGATTGGTATCAGCTATAATGCCATCAGCAATCGATCAGTTGATTACTATGATAAAGTAGTAACCTGCATGAATGGACAGGTAGTAGCTAATTACCTAGCGGATCTGAATTCATAATGGCAGTTTATGCACTAGCACCTAATCCGGTCAGCACCTATGTGTATCGAACATTTACCAGTACACATACACTGTATCAGGATACTCTGCTATTAACCAGCATTGCCTGTGTGCTGAGCAGTTACAGCATCAGGGTAGCCAACACTAGTACCCTAACAGTTGCCATCACAGGCAGCACCCTGACCATAAGTGGATATTATACTGATTGTTTTATTGATCAGTATTTTCAGTTCCGAACCAGTGCCAGTACAACTACACTGAGTTCAGTGACCAGTTATGCCAGCTTGCCGGCTAATTATTACAAGGCCGTAAAATTTAGACCAGATCTGAACACCACCACCAGTGTGAACATCATCATAGTCACCAACAATGGCACCATAAACATGGTGCAGACTGTGTACAATGATTGGAATTACGAACGCAACAGATTCATCAATGGGTTCATACGCCGAGGAGAGTTTGATAGTGTTACCAGCAACACCCTTTATTTTAATCAGTCCATCAGTGACTTGCCTACTTAATCATGCCAGCCGCAGCTAGACTAGGAGATTATTGCACCGGACATGGATGCTGGCCACCTCGTACTGGAGTTAGTGCCAGCCCTAATGTTTATATCAATGGCATTCAGGCCCATAAACTTAAAGATCCCTGGAATGTGCACTGTTGTCCTACTGACGGATGTCATCCAGGTGAAGTTGCCAGTGGCAGTGCGACGGTGTTTATCAATGGCAGACCAGCAGCTCGCATTGGCGACAGCATCAGCTGTGGTAGTTTAATAGCTATGGGTAGTCCTAATGTCAGCATAGGCAGTCAGAGTCGGGGTCGTGGAAGTTTTGGCGCCAGTAGTTTAATTGATGGGGCTCTGAGTTTTGCCGAGGATTATGTGCAGGATTATGTAGAAGATGTCGTAACCGGAGGATTATCAGAATTCTTTGATTTTGGTTTCTAATGACTACAAGAATATTTAATTCGGTAATTACCACCAGCATCAATCATGGATTAAGCACTGGCACCCTGGTCAGAATAAGCAATACTGGCATGGGCATAAATGGTCATAATTACTATGTTAAAGTTTTATCACTTCGCAGTTTTAGTTTATATGCAGATTCTAGTTTAACCATACCTCTGGGTGGTAATGCAAATTTTGCAACCAGTACTATTAGTGTTATACCACTGAACCAAACCAGCATAACCTATGCAGCTTTTCCACCCAAGTGGAGTACAGTAGACTGGCCTGTGACCATGATAAATAGCGGTGTGTATCAGATCTGTGGAACCGCAGATGAAGGCGGTACAGTATCCCTGACAGCACCACCTGGTAGTACATTTACCAGTGTGGATTTTGCCAGCTACGGTAGTCCAGCTGGGATATGCTCAAGTTTTGCCACAGGTGGTTGTCATGCTTTAAATAGCCTTAGCGTAGTTCAGGGTTATGTGATTGGAAAAACTGGAACTGTAACTATACCAGCAACTAATGCAGTATTTGGCGATCCTTGTGTAGGTACAGTCAAACGATTATATGTACAAGCAACAGCAACAGCTCCACAGTCAGGCACCTTAAACTGGACCAATAGTGGTTCAGCAATTACCTGGAAAAATACTTTATGAGTTTGCCCAATATATTTACCAATGAATTTAGTTCAGTATCAGTGACCAAACTGGATCAAAACTTTACGTTTCTGGAAACCTATACAACAAATTTTTCAACTGGTGTGCTGACCCGATCAGGTTGGCTCATACAGAATCACAGCAATTATCTTTTACCCCTGTCTACTCCCCGAGGAGCTGCACCTACCAAGGTAACCTATGGCAATGGTACAACCAGCACCCTGGTCATACCAGCAACTGTAACATCCATACTGGTAAAAATGTGGGGGGCCGGTGGTGGCGGCGGCAGCTATGGAGGTTGGCGTCAGGGCAGTCTGGGCGGAGCTGGTGGATACAGCCATGCCATAGTTCCAGTAGTCCCAGGTGAAACCATAACCATCAGACCTGGAGCTGGTGGTGGACCACAGCCAAGTAATACTACAGCTTTTCCCGACGGTGGTGGTGCTAGCCTAAGTGGTGGTGATAATCAATATGCAGCGTCTGCTGGTGGTAGTTCCAGCATCAGAGTTCCATCTATATCAGCAAGTTTTTGTCTCTGGGCCGGTGGTGGAGGTGGTGGGGGAGCTGTTACTGGATATGCTGTAAATTCAGGCGGAGCCGGCGGCGGTCTGACCGGACATGCTGGAAGTATAACCAGTTATTCGCTAAATGGTGCAGCTAATAATGGTAGTTATGGAAACCAGCATGGCGGAGGTGGAAACCAGTCAGCTGGTGGTACTGCTGGGTCAGGTAATCAAACAACAGGTGGTGCTGGTAGCCTAGGTCAGGGTGGCACACATCAGGCCAACAACTGCTATGGTGGTGGAGGCGGTGGTGGTTACTATGGCGGAGGCAGTGGTGCTTATGGAGGTTCAAGCATGGGCGGTGGCGGTGGTGGCAGCGGTTATGTGCATCCAGCATTGATCATGGCTGTAACTCAGTCAGGAAATGGACGTGTTCCGGGCAATGCTGGTGATCCAGATCTGAGCATGAGCAGCAGCCAGACCATACAGTTTGCCCTGGGTGGAGAAGAAGCCGGCTATGGTGGATTAGGATTGGTAGTCATTTATTACTAGGATAAGACATGGATATTTTAACAGCTATAATGTGGATGTGCCCTCAGGCCAAATGGCATCTGGAGGGAGGGACTGACTATGAACATCTGGTCTGGGATGATGCATTCTTTCCAAAACCCACGAAATCAGAACTAGAATCAGCTCACAGGTATGCAGTTTTAAGTCAGCAATCTGGCCGAGACTATCGCATAGAAAGAAAGAAACACTATCCCACGGCTGAGGAACAACTGGCCATGATCTATGATCTAGGCATAGATGGCTGGAAAGCTCGAATAGATTCAGTAAAATCACAAATACCCAAGACCGAATAGATAAATAATCGATGGCCAGAGCAACCCGATCATTCATAGACCTAGACGCAGCGTTTGGATACAATCCCCGAACTCGGGACGTAGCCACTAAAACTGACGATAATGCCGTGCGTAATGCTCTGCGTAATTTAATCTATACCAAACACTATGAGCGTCCATTCCAGCCTGACCTGGGCTGTCAGATATCAAATTTATTATTTGAAAACATGGATCCCATGACGTTGATGATTGCTGAACGAGTCATAGAGGATGCCATAACAAAATTTGAACCCCGAGTACAGCTCATACAGGTGACTCTGACATCTGCTGAAGACAATGATGTTTATATCAACATAGAATATCGTTTAAAAAACAGCAAAGAACCACAACTTTTTACAACTAAATTTACCCGAGTACGATAATGGCCAATAATGTACGAGTAACCGAATTAGATTTTGAAGACATTAAGTCTAATCTAAAAACCTATTTACGCAATCAAAGTCAGTTTACAGACTATGACTTTGATGCCTCTAATCTCAGTGTGCTGATTGATCTCTTAGCCTATAATACACATTATAATGCAGTGCTGGCCAACATGGTCAGCAATGAAATGTTCCTGGATACTGCTATCAAACGCAGTTCAGTAGTCAGCCTGGCCAAGCAGATCAGCTATGTTCCACGCAGCCGCAGAGCAGCCACGGCTGTTGTTGATGTAGTCATACAGAACACCACCACAGTACCTAATTTTATTACACTTAATCCCTATACGGTTTTTACCACCAGCATAGATGGCACCAGCTATAATTTTTACACCATTGATTCATTTTCAGCTACTCCGATAGCCGGTGTTTATACTTTTAGCAGTGTAAAATTATATCAGGGTCGTAAACAGGATTATTACTGGACAGTAGCAGCTAACCCTGGCCCTGACGTGAAATATGAAATTCCAAATTCAGACATAGACACCAGTACATTACAGGTTCAGATTCAGTATGGTGGTGTAGGGTCATATTCTGAGCCCTATAACCTGGTTACTGATCTTAGTGCAGTTGATCAGACTGCCAAGGTATTCTTCCTGCAGGAAAATACCCGAGGTTTTTATGAAATTAATTTTGGTGATGATGTTATTGGAGCTAATCTAAGTCAGGGTGATGTAATTAAAATTAGTTATATTATTACTGACGGAGCCGATGCCAATGTTAGCACCAATGTCAGTGTAGGCTGGAGTACCAACAGCATAGCTGGTGAAAACAGTGCTAACAGAACCATTAGTACAATTAGTAAACCTGCGGGTGGTAGTGAAAAAGAAACTACGGATCAGGTTCGTTACAGATCTCTGAATAACTATGCCAGTCAAGGACGTGTAATTACAACTACGGATTATGCAACTTATATTGCCGACAATGTTCCAGGCGCAGACAGCGTAAATATCTGGGGTGGCGAAGATAATAATCCTCCAGAATATGGCAAGACTTTTATCAGCATTAAACCTAAAACTGGTTATGTACTGACCAATAGTGAAAAAACTCGAATTGTTAATGAATTATTAAAACCCCGCAGCATGATGACATCTCAACATGAGTTTGTAGACCCAACCTATACCTATGTTAACTTTAACATAAAGGTTCGCTATTCAGACACTCGCACAACCAGATCAGATGCTCAGATCAAGAGTCTGATCAATGCCAAGGTTGCAGAGTTTATGCAAAACAATCTACAAAGTTTTAATTCAAAATTTTATCGCAGCCAGCTTGAAGAACAGCTTATGAATGTGGACGATGCCATACTTAGTGTAAATGTTTTATACAAATTGGTAAAACGATTACCTCTGGTGCCCAATGTAAGATTGAGTTTTGGCAGCACCATACAGTTACCCATCAAAGTACATCCAGCTGAGCTTACCACCAGTTATTTTTATTTTACTGATGCAGCAGGTTCTCATTTTTGCTCTATCAAGGACATACCAGACGAAAGCCCTCCAGATTATGAAGGCACAGGAACACTATACACCTATGATCTAAACACAGGTGAATATCTGGATAGTCCAGGAACCATTGACTATGGCAAAGGACTCATCACACTTAGTCCAACATCACCACTGACAATTAGTGGATATCCAAGTGGAATAACACAATTGTATGTGTATGTTAATCCTCAAGAAAGTGTTGGAGATATCTACCCAGCCTTTAATGAAATTTTAGTCCAGGATGATACAGCAGCTGTTGTATTAGCCAATGTAATCAATGGCATAACCATCGAAGTAGAAGCGGCAAATAGTTAATGACTGACAGTACACAAAAAATATCGCATCTGCTGACCGATCAGATTCCAGATTATGTTCAGGAATTTTATCCGTTATTTGTAGTATTTGTCACCAAGTATTTTAATTGGTTAGAAACTACTGGTGATGAAAATGCCACCAGTGTTGGCACCCAGTATAGTCTGCAAAACCTGCAGTTAAATCGAGACATTGACACAACTCCCGTAAGTTTAAAACCTGAATTCCTGCATACCTATGCTCCATTTTTGCCAGATCAGACATCCAGCAATGCAGCCACCTTTATTAAATATGCTCAGCAGTTTTATCGATTAAAAGGATCTGAAAAAAGCTTTAAATTATTTTTCAGAGCTTTCTTTGATGATGAAGTTGATGTATTTTATCCCCGAGATTATCTGTTCAAACCCAGTGCCAGTAACTATTACTCAGAAAAAACCATCAGAATAAGTTCGGTATCGGGCAATCCAGCTAACCTAATTCATACCCGAGTCAGTGGCATGACCAGTTTAGCCTATGCTACTGTGGACAATGTCATACAGGTAGTAGGTGTTGGTGGTGTTAATTATTATGATCTGGTACTGCAACCAGCTAGTTGGGTAGGAACATTTACCACTGGTGAAACCATAGTTGGATTATACAAGAACTTTACTACCAACACCAGCAGTTTTGTAACCACAGTAGCTGTAACCAGTGTTGTAGCAGCTCCGGGTAGATATCTGGATGACTATAGTCAATTAAGTACTGATCAGGTATTACAGGATAGCCTGTACTATCAGCAATTTAGCTATGTGCTTAGAACTCATACGGAGCGTCAGGCCTGGTATGATCATGTACTAAGTCAGCTTCATCCAACTGGCACTAAATTATTTAACGAATATCTAAGTGATATCATTAGTGATTTTTCAACCAGCAACACCACGGCCATCTGCATTAACAACAGAACCGAAACCACGGTGCGCATCCCCAGCATCAAGACCTATTTGACCAGTCCGACATTTACTTTTGACCGAACCGGTGACGAACAAACCGGCACCAGCACCACCAAGGTGGCCACTACAACAGGATTTACCACCATAGCCTATACGAGCATAGGTAGCATAACAAGATCTGCAACTTATGATTATCCAGGTGAAAACATAACCTGGGCTCTGCAGAATCTCAATGACTATGTAACCTATGGCGTTACAACTGAGGTTACCAGATTAGATGGTCCTAGTTTTGATAAACTGAGCCGAGCCGTGGGACTGGATCCGCAAATTATTGCCTATCCCCGAGACGTAAACACCAGCATAGTAGTCACCAGGTACGTTACTGGCAGCAGCAACCTAACAGCTGGAAGTCCATTGACCAGTTTTACTACACAGACTTTAGCCTATAGTACTGCATTACAAAATTCTACCAGTGTGGGCAGCATGATCATGCTCATAACCTGGGTAAAAACCTCTCAGGGCAACAATGCAGCTGGTGAAAGTTCAAATGCTCTGGTCATAAGTTTTAGCAGCAACGTAACAGTTGTACCGTATTTTGATGACGAAAACCAACGTAATCTTAGACGCATTGCACTGGGTGATAGTTTAGACTACAACAAACTGGTTTACTTTCATAGCAGCAACAGTGTACAAAGTATACTAACACCAAATTCCCCTGTAAGCAGCTATACAGTAACCACCAGCAGCAGCCGCATCATATTTAAACCCTATAACTGGGAACGGGGTCAGAGCTATGATCGCTGTGCCATACGATTTGAAATTGATCAGCCAACCCAGCTTAACACCAGCCTGAGTGAAACATTCAGTACGGTGAATATTACAGCATCTGGTCTGGTAGCCAGCTGGAGCAGTCTCAGCACAGGAGTCAGCATCAATGCCTTTGGTGGTAATACCAGCAACACAGTATTTGCATTCAGCAGTAACTGTTTTGTGTTCAATGGTCCATTTAGTGGAACCAGTCAGAGCCGATTTATAACCACCACCAGTTTTATTCGCTGCAGTCGTCTAGATGCCAGTCTGAGCTATCTGGTGGGCGATAACTACAATGGTGGTGAAATTCCTGACAGCGGTGATGATCTAGAAATACAGTACAGTCTCAATGGCGGCAGCAGCTACTTTACCGCAGCCAAACTCTGGGAAGGTTCAACCAGCAATCTCTGGACCTACGGCACAACTAGTTTATCTGGTAAAGTTTATACCGAACCTGGCAGCAACACAGTGACTGGATTCAGCACCCTGTTTGCAACCGCAGTCAATGTTGGCGACAGAATCACCATAGACAGCAGTTTAAACTTGACTGCTTATACAATTACTACAATCAGCAATAACAATATAATGACTGTTACACCAAACTTTGTAACATCGTTCCGAGGATTGATCAGCAGCACAGGCATCATCAGCGGTGGCATCAACGGAACTGAAGTTTCGGGTACAGGTACAACCTTTGCCACCAGCTTTAGGGTGGGTGAATACTTTAGTCTGGCCAACACCAGCACCACCACAGCCTATGTCATAACCAGCATAACCAATGATACCAACATGACCATAGCTCCCATAATTTCAACCACATTTACAGACAGCAATTACTATAAGATTACTGGCACCAATGGATTCTATAAACTGCCGGCGAGTCGTCAGTTTAACACCACCAGCATAACAGTGTATGGTCCTGGGCCCGAAACCAGTGTAATTGTCAGAGTCGTGCAGAATTATCAGACTCAGGTCAATGACGATGCCTATGCTCTAGACTATCTGAATGTAAACAGCTTCAGATACCAGGCAACCACAGGAAACATTAACATCAGTGTAGCAGTTAGTTCAAATTCTACGCTAAATATTAACGATAATGACTTTTTTACCATTACCACCATAGGTACTTGATAAATAAAACATAGACTTCGAGGAAAATAGCATGGCCATTGTTACAAGTAAATTTAGAGTTAGTGCAGCGTCTGGATTCGCCAGTACGTTTGCCACGGACAATATCTACATGATATTGGGTCGTCCACAACCCTGGGACAACAGCCTAAGTACCAATTTTAGCTCTCAGGCATCTGGTACGGTGAGTGACAGTAACCCGCCGAATCCCGTGGACAATTACAGTAACGAATATGCAGTCTGGCGTGATGCCATGGCAGCGGTCAAGCTAAACAATACAGATGTTAAATTAGCTACTGTTCGAAATAACTGGCAATATGGTACACGCTATGACATGTATCGTCATAATATTACCTCAGCTGATGCTACTGAAACTGGTAAATTTGATCTAAGCGATACCAACTTTATTGTATATGATACCAGCACTGGCTGTGTGTACAAATGTCTGTACAATGGCCGTAATGCAACTGCTACCACAGGCACAGTTAGTACAGTGAAACCTTCAACCACAGGAACTGCTCCACAAAAAACAGCCGATGGTTATATCTGGAAATACCTGTACACCATTACTGCAGCTGATGCTGACTTTGTTACAGCCAATTATATTCCAGTCAATAATAACACCAGCATCAGCAGTGTCAATGGCATAGATGTCATACTGGTTACCTCTGGTGGTAGTGGATACACCGGAACTCCGGGCTTGACCATCTATGGTGATGGCACCAGTGCAACTGCAGTGGCCATAACCAGCGCAGGCACAGTTAGCCGCATTGACGTAACCAATGCAGGATCAGGTTATACCTGGGCCAAGGTAGTATTTACCGGCGGTGGTTCGCCAACAACTGCCAATGCCATAGCCATCATGTCACCCGCTGGTGGACATGGTAGTAATCTATTAGCCGAAACCATGGCACATAATATCATGATTGCCGGCACAGTAAGTGGGTATGAACAGAATGATTTCCCTGTGAACCAGGACTTCCGAACTGTAGCAGTTATTAAAAATCCTCTGGTATTCAATTCAAGCGTTGCCAACACCGTCACTGGTGCAGGCACACTATATACTACTCAGACAGGTCGTATTCTTCGCACCCTGACCATGACATCTGGTGCAACTACTGCTCCAGCCAATGACATTGTCATTACTGGTTCAGGCAGTCAGGCAACCGGACTATTTGTATTCCAGAGTTCAGGAACTGTTCGATTAGAATACATACAACCAGTCAACAGCGATGTTCCTAGCAACATCAGCGATTTAAGAATCGACACCACTGGCTCACGTAAACTGTATCAGTTTACCAGCAATGAAACCATTACTGGAGCCAGCTATAGTCAGGTATCTAACAGCAGCACAGGCGTTACCGGTACACTGCCAGAAATTCATCCATACACCGGACAGATGTTGTATCTGGACTATCGCCAACCCGTAACCAGATCAGCAGGTCAAAACGAAAAAATAAATATTGTTATAAATTTCTAGAATCTAAAGGTAAACCATGGCACAGACATTCAATTTAACACCGTACTTTGACGACTTTGACGCAACCAA